ATATAGAAGCAGGTACAGAGCTTACAGTTAAGTACACAATGTACAAATTAGAGGAAGAGTAATGGGTGGATGGGTCCTGTGCAATAGATGTGATGCCTACGCACATACACATAATGGTGGTGGGCTAGTAAAAGAATCATTTTATTGTGAGCCATGTTACCCAGAAGTAATGGAGGAATAATGGATAAGTATGACAATACTTTTGAAGAAAGAAACAAGAAAAATAAATATGATATGGCTGATGAAGCTATGCAGAAATACTTTAAAAAAGAAGGGCTAGTTGAAAAGAAAGATTGGTTGAAGTTAGGAACAGAGCCAAAAGATACACCTGATATGAAGATGATGTGGTTAGCTTTACAAATACTCTTAATGCCTGATTATATCTTTGTGATGAAAAACAAACTTTATGTTGCAGAAGTAAAAGGCACACTTAAATTTAAAGAGAGTGACTTTAACAAACTAACAGAGATGTATAACAAAGCAGAAAAGTATGACAATGTACGAGTAGGCGTAACTTACTTCGCACATCCTGATGCTGACCCTGTTTGGTTGTCTTATACTAAGATAAAAACACAGTGGGATTATGATGGAATACCTATGCAGTACTATCCAGAGCTTGACTTTGAAGGAAACAAGAAAGCATATAAGGTATTATTAAATAACTAAAAAGCCTATAAACATTGAAGATTTACTCCTCTTAGGATTCGTTTTAAGGGGAGTATTTTTATAAGTGGCACTATGTACCACAGAAAATTCACAAAATAAAAACCCTGTGTGTAAACAGTACTTGACAAACTAAACGACTTGTGCTATACTGGATTATACAACAAACAAGGAGGACCAGAAATGGCACGAAATAAATGGATGGAAGATATGTTTAAAATCCCATCACAAAAAGAACTCTCAAAAAGAGAAGAATTACATTGTGGTTGGGGATGTGGCGAAGTATTCTTTGATGAAGATAAACAAGACCAACATCAAGATACTTGTGACTATGATGATGATGATATGATTAAATAATTTAATCTAACTAAACCCCTGCTAATTTAGTGGGGGTTTTTTTTATACGATTCTTAGGTTATCCCAACCTTTTTTATTTATTGTGAATGTCAAGACACCAGGATGTGACCACATACCAGACCGAGCAGTAAAATCTATACTCTTATCTAATGATGGTGACTGAAACCAAGTTCTATCTCCCTGCTGCTTGGCTCTGAAGTGATGATAGTGACCTGTTACTAAAATCTCACACTCACCAGCAGGTAAGAAACCATACATCTGACCTTTCCACCAAGATTCTATCTTAGCTTCTGCGTTACCACCACCACCACTCATGTGACCATGTGTCATGCCAACCTTTATGCCTTTAACATCTAATACTTGATGGAAACCAGTAGGTACTTCTACCTTTACCTTCTTGTATCTTGCAGGATTAGCTTTCATTATCTCTTCACATATCTGTAAGTGCATAGTATCAGAGTTATCTAATCTATTAGTTGTGACTTGTCCTTTAGATGACCTTGACATTTCACCATGATTACCTGGTACACCTGCTAATACTAGCTTGTCAGCAAGTGGTAGAAAGGTATCTATTGTTTTCATAATAAGACTTCTTGCTAGTGCGTACTGCTCTATCAAAGTAAGCTCTATATTATGTGGTTGTGAGTCATAAAAACCATAACAATTCTCTGTTAAATCACCAAGTCCTACCATATATATCTCATTGATTGCTACATTTGCCTTACGCAGTTCCTTAATCCTGTTTACTGCGTCTTGTAGGGCAACCTCGTAGCGTTTAAGGGTGTTCTCAACGCCATAATCTTTCTTACCTAGCTGCCAATCAGCCATAAAAAACATAAAGGCTGTGTCACCACCACTATATTTAGTCTTAACTGGTGCTTTCTTCTTAGCTTGTTTAAATAATTCTTGGAAATACTTGTCGTGACCTGGTACTTTCTGCTTTACAATGCCTTTAAAAGCAAAGAATGTTTCTACTTGACCACCTTTTAACTGTGTATTCCATGATGATGCACGAACTGTGCCTATAATCTCATACTTCTTAGGGTCAAATCCCCAATCTCTAAGTATCTCATCATATTTATTGTGATAGTTTGGGTCAGTACCTACATGTGTAAGCTCACCCATACCTGTTTGTGGATTTATGTCATAGCCAGGTTGCCAACCAGACTTATAGAAGTTGTTACCTAGTTGTTCACCAGTATATTTCTTTTTCTTGGGCATCATACCTCCTGTTCCCTGTTACCAATAGTATACAGAGATGGTATGACTATTAAAGGTTTAACTTATTTTTTTCTTTGCGTATGTCTTGATAACTGCAAGTGCAGCACCACCACCAGCTAATGCAGCTAACTCTAATGTATTTGCATCAACAGATATCAAAGGTGCAACAACTAAAGCACCAAGGAATGCTTCAATGAAAGTCCATATAGTTCTTTCAAGCATATCTTTAAGTTCTTCACTCATTTTATAACTCCATGATTCTGACCAAGGTGTCCACCAGACATCCTTCTTGAATGTACCATCTTGGTTTCTTTTTCTTTTAAATCTTTCAAACATTATGTAATAAGTCTACCTTTAAGCATAGCATTGGTTTTAATAACATTTCCGTTAATCTCTTCTAATTTCTCCATAACAGTGCTAGTTAGTATTACATCATCAGTTGCTTTGTTACTTGCACCATCTAAGTTAATTTTGCTGTACTCTATGGTAACTTTCTTACCTTGTAATAATTCTGAAGCCACTTTTGCATAGAGTTTCTTGTACGCTACAGTGCTGCTGCCTACCATACCATTAAAGTTTATATCTAAATCTTGTTGAGTTTCTCCGACAATAAGACATCCCGAAGTATGCTCATCAGTGTTTCCAGTGTGTATCAGTATATAGGTAAATCCTGGTACATCTTGTATATGCAACATACCATAATGTGCGTTCTTGTATCTCTCTGAATATTTAGCGTGAAAGCCACCTGTTTTTCTAAACTTTATATCGTATGTACCTTCAGGTATGCAGGTTTCGTGCATTACTTTTACTGCTTGGTATTGGTCTTCCAGTGTATAGCACTCAAACTTACCATCTATAAAGAGCAAACCATTCGTTGCATCTTTACCAAACTGTGTTCTTACTACTTGTAATTTCATTTTCTAAATCCAATCGTTAGTAGCCATATGGCTAGTGTTATTATAGTAGCTAGTCCTGTTACTTGTTGTGCAGACCCAGTAAGAGTAAGTGTTGCAATAACTAAACCAACCAAAGTCCAACTAAGGTTCAATGTTTCTTTAATTGCTTCTATTAACCAAGCCCATAACTTTTTAATCATTAGCTTCTCCTAAAAATAAATGCTGCCATACTAGCTATTCTAGTCAAGATTACAGGAACTACGACTTCTTGTGCTTTTTCTTTTTGGTCAGTAGTCATATCATCTCCTATATTAGCAATGGTTATGTCACCTAAATTGTCAAAATCTACTAATATTTCTATAGGATTTTCTAAGAAAGCCTCATACTGTACCTCTGTTACAACATCAGCAAGAGTATAGTTTTCTACATCTGCATTCTCTACAGCTCTCTCTACATATTCTTCTACTGCCTCTGCTACCACCTCATCTTCTTTTACAGCTTCAGCAATAATCTCTACATCTTCTGTTTCTACCTGTAATACTTCTGCTACAACTTCTACCTGTTCCTCTGTAAGTTCTTCTACATCTTCAATAGCTTCTTCTACTACTGCTTGTATAACTTCTTGTACTTCTTCTGATACTTCTTCTAAATTCTGTACACCAACATCATTAACTTCTTCAAGAACTTCTATGACTTCTTCTGTTTCTAGTTCCTCTACATACTCTTCTATAGCTTCAGCAACTTCTTCTTCTGTTGCATCTTCCTCTACAATAGGAACTTCTACAACTTGTTCTATCTCTGCTACTTCTACAGCTACTTCTTCTTCTGTAAGTTCTTCAGGTTCTTTTACTTCTTCTTGTATATCCTGGTCTTTGACATCTTCCTCTTGAATTGCATCTTCTCTGATGATGTCATCTCCTGGTATTTCTTTATCCAACTCATCTTCTACTAGTTCTTCTTCTATAATTTCTTCTTCTATAATAATTATTACTTCATCTGGTATCTCAATGACAACTTCTTCAAAGTCAAACTCTTCTTCAAGTATCTCAACATCAATCTCCACTTCCTCTTCAACAGGCTCTTCTTCTTTAATAGGTTCAAGTTCTTCCACTTCATCTTCAAGCTCCAGTTCCAGTACCATATCATCATCATCAGAAAGTTCTTCTTTGGTATCGTATTCTTCTTCATCAACAATAATTATAACTTCTTCTTCTGATTCTTCCTCTGGTATATCACAATCACCACGCTCTATTTGTGCATCAGTCATATAACAATCATACTTATCTTCGTTAGCTTTACGCTCATTGTCACGCTCTACTGTGCCATCTTCTATTTCGTAAACTTCATACTCTGCTTCAGAACCATCATCCATTGTAACAATAACTACAGGAGGAAGTGTTGTAGTCGTAGTAGTTGGTGGAGGTGGTGGTGGAGGAACAGTAGTCGTTGTAGTAGTTGTTGTAGTTGTGCTAGAAGTAGTTGTTGTAGTAGTTGTGCTAGTTGTAGTAGTAGGAATAGTGCTTTCATCTACATACTGCCAATACAAAGTATCTACTACAGTAGGGTCAGATACATTAACTTCAAACTTAGTTATAAACTTATCTGTATTAGCTTCATCATTGTTGTAATCAGTAAATGACTTATAAAAACTATCGTACATATTTGCCCAAGGAGGACCTTCTGAATTATCTTGTCCTGATTTTTGTATAGTTTCATCTGTATTATCTGAATAGTAATACTTGACAGTATAAGAATTGTTTACAGCACCAACAATAAACCCTACTTCATATACATTTTCCGAAAATTCAAAAAGAGTGCTACTACCAATTCCTAATGAACAACCTGTAGTTCCATATCTATCTTGTTCGTCACAATAAATAACACCAGTACTAACAGTCAGACCTGTTTCGTATGTACTATCTTCAAATCCTTCATTAACTGTAACTTCGCCAGGTACTTCTTCTGCGAATACAGGGCTAGGTATTAATAAAAAAAAGGCTAGACATAATCTAAATAACACTGTTTATACAGTGCCACAACATCCACCACCACAACAGCCTTCACCATTATATTTCTGCATCATACTCCTACATACTTAGGCTACCAACAATTAATATAACTGTGGCAACTAATCCCAATACTTTATAAAACTCTGACTTGTCCAGTTTATTATCTAGTTTTTCTTCTAGTTTATCTAATCTATCAATGACCATTTGTAATAACTCCTTCTGTGTAAAATCTTGATTAGAGTTTGTCATTATGGAAGGTCATCCTGTGTAAGGAAATCCCATTCATCTTGGTATGAAACACGATTATCCCAATCGTAATCGCTTATTCTTTTAATAAATCCGAGAGCTTCTTTTAAAAAATAACCTAAAAGAAAACCAATTAAATAATCCATACTATAAATTTTATCATAGGATTATTTTTTATTATGTATCTCCCAATCTTTCAAATACAAAATAAGTTTCTTTTATACCATCTAAAGTTCCAGCAAGAAAACTTCCAGAAGCAATACTTGCAGCAGTAAATTTAACTTTATCATTAGATGTATTTGTTATATCTAACAACACTTCAGATGAAGCACCACCACCTAATGGAGATGATGCACTGTTGTTACCCATTTTTGCAATAGCTACATTATCAGAAGATGAAAAATTATCGTTTGTTGAAACTGTGTGAACTAATATAGTGTCAGCAGTATTATTTAAAGCGTAAATGTGACAAGTAACTTTCCATTTACCTGTACTTGGGAATGAAAATATACCAGAACTTTCTGTCATACCTGTACCAATATTAGTTACAAGTGTTCTACTAGCAGCAGTTTCTCTTGCTAAGTTAGAAGTTATATCTCCATCTGAAGTTATATTAGCAGTTACTTCATAACAATCATAATTTGTAATTCCACTTGATGAAGTACTATCTACATAAGTTTTGATTGCTTTTGCAGATGCTAGTGTATCATCACTACCACTAACACTTGATAGGTCTGTATCTAAAACTCCTGATTTAAGATTATCAACTTCTATATTAGAAACAGTATTGTTATCTACATCTAGTGTTTTGTTAGTAAGAGTATCTGTACTACCTGCAGTTATGTAAGAACCTGATGCTTGTTTACCATCTAACTGTGTTTGTATGTCGGAAGTAACACCATCTAGTCTTTGAAACTCTGCATCACTTACAGAACCATCAGCAATTTTTG